CAACTTGAAAAGGTAGATGCGAATGTTTTAAAAATAAATTGAGATGGAATAACCACGCAGCCAAGCCATAGTAGAAATATTAGGGAAAGGTTCAGAGACTAGAGGTGAGTCTAAGTAAGATGTTAAATCTTATATGACAATAAAATCCTCCACGAGCGCGGGGCACTATATATTACTATTTCATAAGGTAATATATCAAAGATATAGTCCAAAAAGCGTCAGGCCGGTAAAACTGAGTCAATAGCTTCAATTGTCGGATATTTATTAGATAATTATCCAAACATGAGAATTGGAATATTTACACCAAAAATTCAGCAAGCTGAAATGAATGTTGGAAGAACAGCAATATTTTTCCAAATGAATGAAGAAAGACTAAATAATAAATTAGTAAGATGTAATAAACAAAAAATTGAAACTTCTAATAAATCTTCTGTCCAAGCTGTGTCTGGTTCAGACCAATCAAACATAGAAGGTTTAACATTTGATGTTATTATTCTTGACGAAGCACAAAAAATTACTAACTACACATGGTCAGAGCGTATTGTTCCTATGGGCGGCGGATGTATTATTGGTTCTTCTTTAATAACGCTACCTTCTGGAGAAATGATTTCTATTCAAGAATTAGTAGAAAAACAAGAGCAAAAAACTATTATGGCGCTTGATACTACTACTTTTAAATTAATAGAAGCTCCTATTGAAGATTATCATAATACTGGAATTCATCCAACATTGAAAATTACATTGGATTCTGGAAGAACATTGCAAGGTACATTTGATCACCCTATAATAATTAAACCTAGAGATACAAGAACTCCTAAGTGGGAAAGATTAGAGAATTTAAAAATTGGTATGCAAGTTGCTGTTCCAAGAGAATTACCTTTTTTTGGTAAATACTTAAATCCTCATGCAAGAATTACTGGTATGCTAATAGGAGATGGTACATATGGTGATAGACAAAATGTAGGATATAGTAGTGCTGATGAAGAATTATGGGATTATATTAAAGATAATTATCCAGATTTAAAAATTAATATATATGAATCTTATATAACTGAAGATGGAAGATTATTTGAAGGTGGAACTATATGTGGAATGAGCACAATATTAAGAGAAGCTGGAATTTATGGTCAAGTTAAATGTAATAAAAGACTACCAGATAATCTTAGCTCTTATACAAAAGAATCATTAGCAGAATTAATTGGAGGATTATTTGATACTGATGGTGGAGTTTATATTGAAGATAATAGAAAGATTATGCTTTCATTTACTCAAAATAGTTATGAAATTATAAAAGATCTTCAATTGGCTTTATTAAAATTTGGTATACATTCAAAAATTCAAACAAGAAAAATTAAAAAAATAAAATTTAAATCTGCAGTTGAAAAATATTATGTATTAAATATTAGAGGAAAAGAAAATATTGAAAACTTTGCAAAAAATATTAAATTTATTACAAAAAAAAAGCAATTAGAATTAGAAAGAGGAGTAGAATTACTTAAAAATCATAAATATAAGATTCAAAAAGATTTATTAGATTCGGATTTAAGATTTGAAAAAATAAAATTAATTGAGAATGCTGGAGAGCAATCAGTTTATGATTTAACTATTACCGGAGTTCATAATTTTATTGCAAATGGAATTTATACACATAATACTAATGCCAAAATGATTAAAATAGGAACACCTAAAACAAGAAATCATTTTTATGATTCTGTAGAGGGACAAGCTTCTTCTGAGTGGTATAGTATTAGAAAAGATTGGACTGAATGTCCACAATTATGGGTTTTAGATCCAATATATTTACCGGACCATAATGATCCTACACATGAAATAATAAGGCCTTATTCGAGATACGTTTTTAATTTAATGCCAAAATCTTTAAAACAAGAATTGTTTCCTACAAGACCCGAATTATGGTCTGAAGGAGAAATGAGCGTAGAAGATTTTAAAACACAGTATATGTTGCAATTTATTGATGGAGCTGGACAATTTTTATTATCGGCTGAATGGGATAAATTAGTTGATGGTAATTTTGAATGGATTACACACGGCATGATTGGAGAAAAATACGTTGCTGGAATTGACTTTGCTGGTTCAGAATCAGAAGGGGCCGACTTTACTCATATATCTGTTCTAAGAATAGCTCCTAATGGACAAAAACAAAAAGTATGGGGAACAGAATTGCATGGAACTAGTTATCCAGATCAAATGAGATATATCGCAAAATTATTTGGAGGACCAACTCCAATATTTAATGTTTCAAGTATTTTTGCTGATTATACTGGATGTGGAGCCCCGGTTGTTCAAACTCTTAAAATGGAATATGGATTAACTCAATTACATGGGATAATATTTAATGCTTCAGATACATATACAAATTCTGGAATGAATATGAAAAACATTATGTTTTCACAATTTAAACATGAATTAAGTTATGACAGATTTAAATATCCTTCAAAAGATTTATTTTTAAAATCAGCTGGTAGTGATATGAATGGATTTTACCATAAAATGGTAGGAGAATGGAAAGATTTAGAATCTGAAACAAGAATGGGAATAAATAAAATAATTATGGCTCCGCAAGGCGGACACGACGATATTACATGTGCTGATGTTCTTGCTAATTTTGCAGCTATTTATGGATCTAGTAGGCAAATGCCTAGAGCTTCTTCGGGCAAAATGTTTAATAGAGGAGCATAAAAATTATAAAAAAAGATAAATAATATTTATCTTTTTTTTTATTAAATTATGTGAGGTGATTCAATGAAAAGATTAGTTAAAATATCTTCAAAATTAAATTCTGTAATAGAAGATTATAGAGATGAAGGATCACCAAATTGGCAAGCTGAAGAAAGACATGTGACAAGATGGTTAACTGGAACTATTAATATAGATTATATAAAAGATTTTCCTGGAGAAAATGGGGAAACGCGTGTATGGAATACTAATAATGGAAATAAATATTTTGGTCATTATCCTGAAAAAGAATGGAACGAATTTTTAAATGATATTAAACAAAATGGAATAAAATATAAAATTTTAATTTTTGTACATAAAAATGGAGATATAAAAATAGCAGAAGGAAATCACAGAATACAAGCTTGTATTCAATTAGGAATTAAAGAAATACCTGTTGAAATTAGATATTTTGGAAATTCTCAAAGAATACAAAAATATTTTGATGAGTAGGTGAATGTTAATTGAAGATAAATAGGTTAATTAAGAGCGAAATTTATGATGCATTTAAAAAATCTAATAATTATTATGAGGTATTTAAAAATCCAAGTCAAAGTGAAATAGATTTAATTTGGAAGCAAGACAATTGTATTCGAGGAGTAATAGACAAAAATGGAGATAAATATATTTGGGATGGATATGTTATAGACCATTTCCATGTTAATAGTTTTTTAGAAAATAAAGTTCCAACTAATTATTTTAGATTTGTCTATGATGGGAAATGGATGTTTGATTTAGCATATTTAGGAGCAGATATTTCTAGAGAAGAATTTAAAAAAATATTAGAAAATAATTTAAATTTTTTAGATAAAATTGGAGATATAAATGCTGAAATGTCAGCTTTTGGATTTTCAAATGGAGAGAGAGGCATTTTATATATTACTCTAAATGATTTTTTAAATAAAGAATTAGTAGAAGCGGGTAGACTCAAAAAAGCTAATTTACCAATTTTGCAAAATTATTATGATATTTCTGATTATGATTTAATTGATATTGGCATTAAAAATATAAATGTATCAGATATTATTGGGTTAGGAGATGGGAGAGTAGATGAATATAATGATGATTGGTCTCCAAAAAATCCTAATGATGCACGTTGGTTAAGATTATATGAGGGTTATAAAAATGGAGATAAAATAGACCCTATCCCATTAACCGAGACTCCAGATGGGAAATTTTTTCCTAGTTCAGATGGAAATCATCGGGTTTCAGTAGTTAAAACTTTAAATTTATCTAATGTTCCAGCAAAAATTACAAAAATGGTGCATAAAGATAAAAATGTTAATTCTTCTTGGGAAGAATATGCGAAAGAAAAAATAGAAAAATTAAATAAAATGTCACAAGAATACCAATCTATGTTTCCAAAATTTAATGAATTATTAGATAAATCATTTGATGATGTTAAATTTAAAAAAGAATATAAAGAATTTAAAAGAAAAATGGATGAATTAGGAAACAAAATAGGAGATTTAGATAGAGAATTACAAGATGAAGAGAAAAAATTTAAAAATGAAAAATTATTAGTTAATAGTAGATTAATTAAATCAGAATTTTATGATGGATATAAAGATAAATATGATAGTTATTATGAAATTTTCAAAAATCCAACATCTAGTGAAATAGAATCTGCAAGAAAAAAAGAAACTTTTAAATCTATTAGAGGAATTATAGAAGATGATGGAACCATGTATGTATGGGGAGGAAGTTTACTTCATGATGAAAATCCAAAAATTAATAGAAATGCTTTTAGATTTTCCGTAGATTACAGACGCTGGTTTTTTGATGCTCATTATAACTATTCTTTTAATGAAATTATAAATTTAATAATTAAATATGAAAGCAAATTATCTCAAATTAGAAATTTAAATGACACACCTATAGAAATTTATTACACAACGGATAGTGTTGGACATGAAGGAAAAACTTTTTATTCTATAGATGATTTAAAAAAACAAGAATTGTTGCAAACAAGTAGATTAGCAAAAAATAAAGAATATGATCCCTTCGGAGTACATGTAAATCCAATATCATTTTTATATCCTGGTTATTATCCAGAAGAATTAGAAGAAGATAATTTTAAAGAGGATGAGGAAAATGAGTAATTTTAAATTATTAAATATTTCTCAATTATGGAAATATACAAAAGGAGAAGGAATTAAAATTGCCATATTAGACACCGGAATTGATTATACTCATGACAATCTTAGGGATTGTGTTAAAGGTGGAATTAATTTTACAAATAAAAATAGTAATAATTATATAGATAGATATGGTCATGGAACATTTTGTGCTGGAATAATAGGAAGTAAAAGCACGGATGGAGTAGCTCCTAATTCTGAAATTTATTCAGTTAAAGTTGTTAATGATGCCGGAATAGGTTCAGAAGAATGGATTAAACAAGGATTAATGTGGTGTTTACAAAATGGAATTAATATTGTTTCAATGAGTTTAGCTTATCAACAGTATAATGAATCAATTTATGCAATAATAAAGAAAATGAATAAATATGGAATAATAGTAATAGCTGCCAATAATAATGGGGATATACCAGATTATCCTGCAGTTCACCCTGAAGTAATCAGTTGCTCAAATATATATAGAAATATAAGAGATATTATAGTCCCTGGAAACAATATTTTGAGCACTTATCTTTATAACTCTTTTAATAAAAACTCTGGTTCATCATTCTCTTGTGCTTATGTCACTGGAATAGTAGCTTTATTACAATCTAAAAATTTACTTATTAATAGAAAATTATTAAAAAAAGACGATATTTACAAAATTTTGAAAGAACAATATAGCGTTTAAAATAAGAGATATTTTTAAATTCCCATTTTTGGGAATTTTTTTATAAAAATTTCAATATTATAACACATTTTATAAAAAATGTAAACAAAATATTTAATAATTTTTTTATTTTTAACTATAATATATAAAAATAATAACTTGAAATGAGGATTATGATGTATAAAGAAAGTATTTTAGATAATGGAATAAAAATAATAACTTTATTAGATAGTAATGCTCCTACAGCTACTTTAGCATATTTAGTAAAATGTGGTTCTTTTAATGAAGATAAAGACAATTTAGGGATTGCACACTTTACAGAGCATATGTTATTTAAGGGAACGTTAAATCGTACTTCTGATAAAATAAATTGGGATATAGAAAATTTTGGTGGACTTTTAAACGCTGAAACTTTTTTTAATTATACTAAATATTATTGTACTGTTCCTTATGAATATTGGAAAATAGGTTTAGATGTTTTATCAGATATTGTATGGTTCAACACTATTCCTGAAGATGAATTTTCTAAAGAAAAACAAGTAATATTAGAAGAATTAAAGATGTGTGAAGATGACCCATCAGGTAAAGTATTTGACTTATTAATGACTCAATTAAATAAAAATTATATTAATAGACAGTTAGTAGGCGGAACAAATAAAACTGTATCTAAAATAAAACATGAACAAATAATTGATTTTATTGACCAAAATTATAATCCTAATAATATTGTAATAGTAGCTACGGGTAATATTAATCATGATGAAATAGTTGAATTTATAGAAGATTTTTGTAAAGATATAGATTTTAAAAAATCTCCTATACAAAAAATTGACTTAGAATTTAAAATTGATACAGATTATAAGGAAATTATTGAAAAAAGAGAAATTGCACAATCTCATTTATGTTGGGGATTATTTGGTCCAAAACCAAATACGGATGAAATATATATTTTAGATATTATATCAACATTATTAGGTGGTAATTCTAGTTCAATATTATATCAAATAATTAGAGAACAAATGGGATTAGTATATACTGTTTATACAAATGTAATGAACTTAGGAGACACAAGCACATTATATGGTTATGCAGGATTAGACCAGAAAAATATTAAAAAAGTTAAAAAAATAATTATTGATGAATTATTAAAATTACAAAATGAATTAGTAGATGAAGAAAAATTAGACTTTATTAAAAGATACATTAAGGGAACTTATGCTTTATGTCAGGAGAGAACTTCCGGTAAAAATACAATAATATGTGAATGTATAATTAATGATTTGGATTATGAAAACTACATAGAAGGAATAAATAATATAAAAATAGAAGATATAAAAGAATTTGCTAAAAAATATTTCTCGAAAGATAAAATTCAATTTGTACAAATATTACCTAAATAATTTTTAAGGGAGATTAAATTATGAGTAATCTAGGAGTAGCTAATAACGGGTATGAACATGATGAAAGTGTAGTATTTTTTGAAGAATTATATGAAATTGTAAAATATAATCCAAACGAAGTATGGGAAATTTATGAAGATAAAATTAAAAAAATTATCAATGGGTTATCATATTGGAAAAATTTTAGTAAAGATGAACTATTACAACAATCTTATATTTACTTCGTTGATTTTTGTCAAATTTATGACCCTTACTATAATGATGGATTTATTCCATTTGATAAATTTTTATTTAAAAATTTAATTATGAAATTAAGAGCATATATTCAACGTTATTATTTTAAATCTAGAAGAGAACAACCATCTGAATTCTTAGAATATGTTTCAAAAAATAATATTAATGAAACAGATGATAAAATGCACTCTGAATATATATATTCTCTTATTACAAAAAGACAAAGAGAAATATTAGATTTATCTATTCAGGGTTATAAACAACAAGAGATAGGTGAGATACTCGGGGTTAGTCAATCTCGCGTCTCGGTCATACGAAAAAAGTGCCTCGCCCATCTAAGCGAAGTTTTAAATGCAAAAGATTTAAAAGAAAGAAAAAAACAAAAAAAATAAAATTTATTATAAAAAAGAGTATTTAAAATTACTCTTTTTTATTTTATAACAATAATATTTTATTAAACTAAATATATATAATTATTGAACTGTATTTTTGAGGAGGTATAAGATGATGAGTATAAAAAGATATGAAGATTTCAATCCTCTTATAGATTTTGATAAATTAGCCGATATTGTTAAAAAAGATAAAAAATTATTTGATATGGCCCAAACTCAAGAAGAGGCAGATTTAATGAAGTCAGAACTTAATATGAAGGGTTTTGTAGTAGAAATAGAACCTTTTGAAAATGGATTTAAGATTTTTGTTATTCCTGGAGAAATTGTTGATTATAAAGAAGCTATTCAAAGTGGAGTATTCCAAAAATTAGCTTGGGGACATTATGCCTTTGTTAAACAGAGTGATTGTAATAATAAATATAATTTCGATGATGGTTCAATTTGGAAAATAATAACTGATGAATCTGGTAAAGAATTTTTAGTTAAAGAAATTGATGATACTACAGAAGCTGTAGTTAGAAATAAAAAGTAATATTACTCAATTTTAATTTTATAACGAATATAAGTAAATTTTTTAAATGGAGGAAATTGCATGAAAACAATCATGAGTTATCAAGGATATATTATAAAGCAAGTTATTGATATGGATGTTAAAAAGAAAGATATTCCTGATTATAAATTGGGAGAATTTTATGTATATACAAAAGATAATGAAATAGAATATGATGGCTGTGAAACTTTAGAAGAAGCCAAACAGCAAATTGATGGATTAAAAATTGATAAAATGGAAACTAAAAAAAGTAAATTAGCTAAAAATCTAGGTTTAAATAATGAAATAAGAGATCCAGATAATTATAAATTTAAAAGTGATTTAAATTGGGAAGATGATGGTGATGAATTGACAGATCCTTCTATGAATGATTATTTAAAAGGTTATCAAATTGACCCATATGATTTTAAGCAATGGGCTTCAAATAAAAAAGGAATAACAAAGGAATCAGCAAAAGAAACAGATAATATGCAAATGCTACCATGGTATTTAGCTGATAAAATTTTAACTTTATGGAATGGAGCCGATGGACAACTTCAAAGCTTTTTTGAAGCCTTCACATTAAGATATTCAAATAAAATGAAAATAGAATTAGCAAAATTTCTAGATTTAGCTGGTCATAAAGTTTATCCTGTTTTAATACAAGAAAAACCGCTATATGCTTCAAGATTAGCTGGAAATATTAAACCTTATTATGATATGCAAATGTCGGATATAGTGTTAGACAAAACAGAAGAAACTATGAGTGGAAATAAAGATCCTATTGGTGTTAATAAGGGCTCTGATGGGCCATTTGGTTATAATGCGACAGATTATCTTAATAGTGATGTAAGCGTTTCACCAAATAATTATGAGACACGTCTAGATGGTAATGGTTGGTATAGAGGAAGTCGCTTAAAAAAAAAACTATAATAGCTGATGAAGTTGAAAATATACCATTACATTTAGTTATGGATGCTATTTCATTGGCAGCTCAAAATGTTTCTATATTATTAAATAGGAAATTACAAACAGTTCCAATACCAATTAAGTCAGTTAAAAAACAAGGTGATACAAGTGCTACAGATACAGATTTTGGCGTTTATAAAAATTTAGTTCCAACTAATATTATAAAAGTATATGAAGTATGGAAAATATTTTTAGAAAATAATGATTCTGATTTAGATTTTGTTTTTGTAGTATTATCAGCTGATAATACACTACAAGGATATAAAAGTGGTATATGGTCAAATATAAAATATCGAGGATTTTATACAACGCTTGAAGAGTCTTTAAACGAAATAACAGGTTATTTAAGATAGAATTTATTCTGAGGTGATAACATGAGTGGAAAATTTAAAACAACTAGCTCTTCATTATATACAAATAATAATGTTAGAGAAGATATCCCAAAATGGTTAGAAAGTGTATCAGAGGTAGAGATTAAGCCTATTAATAAAATTGATTTAGATATATCATCTCCTAAAGGTATTTTCGCTGAGAAAAATACAGTTAATAGAGATGAATCTTCTGGTGAACTTAGATATGCTCAAGGAATGAAAATATCTTCTAATAGAATGGTAATTGATTCTAAAATTCAATTAGCAAAATTTTTACTTGGAAAATATTATAAAACAGAAGCTTCAATAAATGAAAATGAAGTACAATTGTTAACTAAATTAGATGGAGTTGCGGCTGATTTTATATTTAGATTTAACAAAAATGGAAATAAAGTAGCTAGTAATAATACTTTTTTAATTAATCTAAATGATGATATTTTAGAATATCCATTTAATAAATCAGGATTAGAAGAATGTATTAAAGATATAAAAAATAATAAAACTGTAACTTCTAAAAAAGTAGAATCTATAGGAAAAGCTTCTCTTATTAATAAAGAAGAAATAATTAGGAGATTTAACGGTGGATTACGTCAAGCAACAGATAAAATTAATGAATTAGTTAAAAGTGGAGAAATTATTGGTGTAGGTAGTAATACTTTTGCATCATATTATGATATGGATTATTTATTTCCATCAATGGAAAAGGAAGCTTTAGAAGCTCCAATGAGTGCTTTTGATTTTGCTCCAAATATAGAACATGTATCAACTAAACAACATAAAAATGAAGAAAGCTTTATTATTGATACTAATAAAATATTAAAAAGCATTTTTGTTGATCATAAATTAATTAATTTAAATAGATTGAATAATACTTTGAATGTTAATGCTCAAGTATTAGATGTTAATGGGATTACTCACGAAGCTGGATTTAAATTTAATATTAATAATGAAAAAATAAGTGATATTAATAGCGTGCATTATAAAAATAAAGATTTTACTTTAGATGAATTTTCTACAAATATTAACAATGTTAATGAATTAGTTAAAAATTCAAATTCAAATTTGAAAAAAATAAATGATCAAAAAATATATACTAAGAAAAATATGAGTGAAAAATTAGCTCATTTAATTTCTAGTTCATCAATTAATGATGTAATTGATAGTTGGGTTGATTTAAAATTACTTAATCCAATAAATAGTGAATTGTTTGCTTCAAAAAAATCTTTTTCAGAATTACTAGATAATATTAATGTTGAAAAATTAAATGATGATGAAATTTCTAATATAGCTCAATATTCTAAGAAATTTGGTGAAAAATTAAATGTTGATAGAATTGGAACTATAAAAGAATATAATCTAGATGCAGAAGAAATTAAGAATTATTCTAAGAAATTTGGAGAAAATTTAAATTTTAATAGAGTAGAAATGGAAAATACAGGAAGTAGAGAAGTAGAAGATACTATTAACTCTGAAAATTTATTATTTAAATGTGATAAATATATTTCAACTCATATTAAAAAATATTCTTCTATTGATTTTAAAAATAATGACAATAAAGCAAATTATACAATTAAAATATTTAATGAAAATTTAGGGTTAAATAATATTGTAAATTTAGTTTTAGATTATAATGATAAAAAAATAACTGGTTGTTATGCAGATTATAATGGTGAAAAAATTAGCATAGAAAAAATAGGAAATGTATTTGCAACAAGTGAATTATTAAAAAATCATTTAAATTATAATTTTAATAAGAAAAACGATTCAGGGATTATCATTTCAAAAGATAAACTAAAACAAAAATTATTAAAAATATCTTCTGTTAAAGATGAAGAAATAGAACAATTAATAAATAATTGGGAGAAAAACAATAAAATTACTAAAATTAATTCAAGAGAATTTACTAGTAAACATACGTTCGAAGAATTATTGAATATGAGTAATATTAAATCTTTAACCGAAGAAGAAATGAAAATAGAATTTAAAAAACAACAAAGAAATAAAATTGCAACAATTCAAACTGGTCAATATAATATTGCTGATCAAGATAATAGAATCTTAGAAGCTAAAACACAAGATTTATCTCCAAAAATGATTGAATTGAAAGATAAAATTAAGAATACTATTGATAAAGCTTTAAATAATAAAATTATTACAAGTAATAAACATTCTAATTTAAATATCTTATTATCTGAAGCAAAAAGTGAAAGAGATTTAGATAATGTTTGGAAAGATTTTTCTAAATATATAAATTAGGAGTTGATTATCTTGCGGCTTATTATAAAAAAAAGTATAAGATTAACAGTTGATGAATTAAATAATTCTATACCTGATCTAAATTATAAAGAGTTGCAAGATAATAAAGAAAAGAGTGAATTAGAAAATATTATATTAATTGATTTACGAAAAAATACTTTAAAAAGACCTAAAAACGAAAATACTACAGTAGCTCCAGGAGAAGTTGTTCAATATGAAAATGGTCAACATGATTGGGGCGCTTATCCATTTGAGGGAGCATTCGTTATGGATGGAGGAACTCAATGGAACGGAGTTTATTAACTATGAGTAGATTAAGAGCAAACTATAAAATGAGTAGATTAGCATCTTCGTATGTCACTACACTTACTTCCATGATTCTAGGATCTGGAGATATTATTGGATTTGATGTAAAAATTGTTAATAATAAGCCTTGGTATCAAATTGTTCATGAACATGAATTTTATAGTAGTAATTACTATGATGGAGATAATTTTGAAAGAGCTTATGAAATGTACGAAGAATTACTTCTTGCTTTTAAAAGAATACCAGAAGCTGAAAATTTAAGAAAAAGTAAAAATTTATTTCAAGAAAATATAGATAATTTATTTAAAATAAAAAGAAAAGACGATAGTAATTATTTCACCCTAAAGCGTGCTCCGTCATTTTTAGGAGTTAATAATTTTTAGGAGGATAACTATATGTCTAGGTTAAAAAAGAATCACGTAGCTAATTTTGAGACATCAGACTATAATGAGAATGCTAATGGGAATGAAAATCAAGGCATAACTTCTCCTAATGGAATTCAAATGAGTATAATATTTCCTGATTTTGACGAAAAAATAGTTAATAAGAATAAATTTAAAAACGAAACCTATAATGAAAATATATCAAGGGAATGGGAATTTGAAAAACCAGTTGATAATAATGAGTGGTCTTTAAGATCAGGTAAATTAAAAAGATTAAAGAAAAAATAAGTTATATTATTTTTATGAATCTTTATTAATAATTTGAAAATGTAAATATTGGGGGATTTTTAAATGAGTGTACATGGAATGCTACCAAAATGGATGTCCGATTTTGCAGATGGATTTTCTAAAAAAGAAGCAGAAATTAATATTGAAGATAACGAACAAGAAAAAATAGCAATCATTAATTTAAATGATTTACCAAAAGTTGTATGGCAAGATGAAACTTTTTATGTTGCTATAGATGCTGATAAAAAAGTTGCAACGGTATATAATGAATTTCAAAATATCGTTACGACAATTGATGGAGTTAGCACCATTGAAGAAGTTAATAATTTTCTCAATGAAAAAGAAGTAGTTAAAGCTGAAGAAGAAAATGAATTAGAAAAAACTAGCGATGAAGAAAGTATAGAAGAATCTTTAGAAGAAAAAATAGAAAAAGTTAGTTCAGCAATGGAATTAGATGAAAAGATAGCAATTTTGGAAAATAAATTATCTGAATTATCAGAAATAGTATCTGAAATAAAAGCACAAGAATATGCTAGAACAGACCCTGAAAATATCCATAGTATGGATGCTCAAAAAGACGAAGTTGAACATTTTAATGAAACGGCAAAACAAACTGAAGAAAAAATAAATAAAGATAATTCGGTTGATTTAACAACAATGGAGGGTAGAGTCACTTTACCTGAAACTCAAAAATCTATAGCAGAGTCTTATGAAACTCCAAGTGATGAAGTTGATAGGATGAGTTATAATAAAGATGAAAATATTGTTAAATTAAATTCCACTGAAAGTGATTTATTTAAAACAGCAACTTGTCCAAGTTGTAAAGGAAATTTAATTAAGTTAAAAAGTGTAAAAAATATAATGGGTATTTATTGTGATAATTGTAGTACTGAATATGCTATTAATTTAAATAATGAAGATATTTATAAAAAAATATAATGGAGGTTGTTAATATGAATATGAATTTAAATGATCTAAGAGAAACAAAATCAACAATTAAGGGTCATGTTATAACTGCTGGTATACAACTAAATGAAGATAATGTTAAAATGATGTTGACTATGATGGGTGTAGATCCAACAGCTGATATGATTTCAGAAGCAATGGGCTATATGAGTTCTAACGGAATGGAAATAACTATGAGTAATTTAGGCGATTTCTTAAAAAGTAAAAAAATATTAAGTTCAGTATCTATTAGAGATTTAAGAGCAAAAAAAAAATAACATCGATGCTAATTTATAATTTAAATTTAGATATTGATGATATTGAAATTTTTAATAAAAAAATGGTAAACAATGGTTATGACGATATCTCCAAAAGTTTTTTAAATAAAGCTTTCGGAGATATTACTGTAAATATAACCATAAGAGATTCCAAAGTTGAGACAATTACAGCTTATAAAAACAATGAAATAACTAGTATTCCAGAAGAAATTTTACAAACAGTTAAAGATGACATTAAAAAAAGTTTGTAATTTGGGGTGTGAATTTTGGGAAAAAAACCTAAATTTTATAACTATGATGATAGCAATTATGAATCAAATGATAAATTTGATAATTTTAATTGCGCAAAAATTATTGATGAAGATGAAGAGGAAGAAATTAGTTTAGAAAAAGAAGAAGCAATTATTAAAACTCTTGATAGTGATTTAGTAAAATATTTTGGAGATGCTAAGATTATTAATAGAAAAAAACTTAACAATAATAATTTTAAAAAAAGTAGAAAGCAAGATTTTACAATAGGTCAAAAAGTTAAAATTAATAATAATTTTGGTAAAATTATATTTGGTCCATATGAAGTTGGAAATAAATTTATGTGTGAAATAGAATTAGAAAATGGAAATATTATATCAGAAGATATTAATAATATTAAATAAAGAGCTCTTTATAAAGAACTCTTTTTTTATTTAAAGTTATAAAATATAATGTATTTTTTATTAAATGATAAAGATTAAAACTCTTTGGAATGGGGAGTGTAAATATTGGAAGATAAAAAAATTATAACTAATAATATTAACGACGAATGGAATAATAGAGGAAAACAAAGTACTGCAGGATTAATGAAAGCAGCAATAATAGAAAAAAATACATTACCAAAAAACGTTCAGCGAAAAATGGCTAACGCTGTTGGAACAAATGTAAAAATTGGTAATCCTACTTTTTATCATCCACTTTTCCAAACCACGAACATGATGCTTCCACGTGATAGACGTGAAAGAAATGAATGGTGCCGTCATTTTTATAGAACGGAACCAATAGTAGCTACTTCTTTAGATTTGCATACTGAATTTCCTATATCTGATTTTAGTCATGTATGTAGTGATGCATCTATTAAACAATTTTTCGATTATATGGCATTTGAAAAATTAGATATAATTAATCTTTTATTAAACATAGGATTAGAATATTGGAAAATAGGTGATGTATTTCCATTTGGACAATTGAATGAGACAGAAGGAATGTGGGAAAAATTTACCTTATTAAATCCGGATTATATGGATATTCAAAGTTCAATATTTGCAGATGATCCAAAAATAGAATTAATTCCTGACGCTAATTTAAATGCAATTATACAAGGTGGACCTAGAGGACAGTGGGCAGAAGTATATAATCAACTACCATCTGAAATTGTTAAAAGCGTTCAAACTGGAAAAAATATAGGATTAGATAATAGATTAGTTTCACATATAGCACATAAAGCTTCTCAATATGAAACATGGGGAACTCCCATTATGATGAGATGTTTTAAAACATTAATTTATAAAGATAAATTAAGACAAGCACAAGATGCCATAGCTAATAGACATATTATGCCTCTTAGGGTAGCTAAAGTCGGTATGCCTAATGAACCAATGCCAACTCAGGATGATCTAGATAGTTTAAGAGACACTTTAATGGAAGCTGATACAGACCCAAATTTCTTTATGGTGTATCATTATGGATTACAATTTGATTATGTTGGATCATCAGGAAAAATATTGCCATTAAATCAGGAATTTGATTTTATTCAAAAAGAACTTATGAATGGACTTGGTATGAATCAAGCAATGTTAAATGGTGAAGGCCCTACATACGCAACGGCACAAGTTGGATTTGATACTTTAGCACGCAGATATATGTCTTATAGATTACGTTTAGAATCCTGGATTAGACATAAAGTATATAAACCGATTGCTGAAATTCAAGGATTTTATAAACCTGTAAATGGTGAAATAGCATCCAAATATATGAGCAATAAACAAAAAAGAATATCAATTGCTAGAAAAGACATGCAATTAGTGGTTCCAGAAATATCATGGCAACAACAGGATTTAACTGGTAATCAAACTGTTATGAATTTTATACAACAATTACAACAAAAAGGATTAATTTCAATGGCAACAGTATTACCATTGTTAAATTTAGATCCTGATACTGAAAAGAAAAATCTAGAAAAAGAGCGTGGAAGTGTATTTGATTTAAACGCGCCTAAAGTTGGTCCACTACCTAATACATTACCAACTGGAGATGGAGATGAAAGTGAAGGTCCTTCAGAAGGTCCTATGGAAGGTCCTGTAAAACCAACTACTCTACCAACTCCAAATAAGCCTGGAGTACCAATAAAGAGACCAGAAAATAAACCTGGTCCTGAAAAAAATAGTCCTCAAGATTTTGGATTTCCGGGTGGTCCAATTCCGCAAAAAGTTCCTATACCAGAAACTCCTGCACCTAAAAAAGAAACTAGTTTAAGATTTAATCTTAAAAAAAGAGCAGATTTTAGATTAAATCTCAAAAGAAATAATTTAGATTAATAAAAATATTTTAATTTAGAGGTGAAAATTAATATGAGCAAATTAAAAATAGCTTCAATTTATGATTTAAATAAAATAGAAGAAATTAATGATATTGAGGAATTTATAAATGATCTTAGAAAAATTTTTACTTCATTTAAATTTGAGTATAAAAATAACATATATTTATTTTTATTACATTATTCTGAGGATTCAAAAAATAAAATTAAATATATAGTAAAAATCAATAATATGAAAAAAGAATTTTTAAATTATGAAGAAGCATTAAATTATTTAAAAGAAAAAATAACAGAAAAACAAATAGAGGGTGGTATTAAAGTGAGTAAAGGTGATATGTATGAATTAAACGGGTTTGAAGGCAGAGAAGACTGTGTTAAGATATTAGCTGAAGAATTTGAAGTAAGTGAAACCGTTGTAAATAATGTAATTGATAAATTAGGTGAAAATGATATAGATAAAATTACTACATTTTTAGAAAAAATTAAAAATAAAGAAAGTAATAATGTTTTTAAAAAAAGTAGACTAAAATTAGCTAAAGTTAAAGATTTAGGAAAAATAGATAAAGTAGATATGGATGAATTTAAAAAAATATGGGGTGGATTTAAATTTAAATATAATGATATATCTTATCAATTTTCAAAAGTTTTTACAGATGAAGGACCTGATTATGAAGTAAAAATTGATGGAGAAGCAAAAATTTTAAAAGAATTTGATCAAGCAATAAAATATTTAGAAAAAAGTATAAAGGAAAATAAAAAGGAAGATAAAGAAGAAGATAAAGAAGTTGAGAGTAAAAAAATAAGTAGATTAAAAAAAGTTGCTAATCATGTTTCTCCTATGATGCATGAAGAAGTTAACCAACATATAACATCAGAACCTTCTGGATCAAGAACAAAAGCTCAACAATCAAGTATGGCTTTTGTCACAGCTAAAGAATTAATGGCCGCTTTACCATTAGTTCCAGCAAATGAAGTTTTATATAATTTAGTTCAAGATATTGAGAATGGAAGCTATGATGATATATCTTCTCTTGAAGAATCTCAAGAAAATTGGGAAGCTTGGAAAGAAAGAACTAAAGAATTGTTAATAGCTAAAGGTTTATTAGTTAAAACATCTAGATTAAAGAATAAATAATTGGAGGTAGTTAAAATGTTAATTAAAACTAATACTACTTTTAAAATAGAAGATTTTAGTGAAAATAATGGAGAAATTATATTATTTTCTAATATAGCTCCTGATTTTAATATTTTAAAAGAGTCTAAGACATTAGAAATATCTCCAAGAATTAAGACAGCAAAAGTAGTTAAAATTGCTCCGAAAGAAGATGATTTTCTTTATATTCGTAATAGAGCTGTTTCAGCTGGTAATGTTATTGATGATGAAAGTGGAAATGCTGAATTAATTCCAATGGAAGAATTTTATAAAAATTTCGAAAAATGGGCTAAAGTTTGCAGAGGAGCTAACGACAATGGAGATTTTTTTACTCATGAAGAGTTAGTTGACAAATATAAAACTTTTATTGGAAAAGCTGTTTTTGTAGATCACAATAATGAAAACGTGGAAAATGCGCGTGGAATTATATTAGATGCTGTTTATAATGAACGTGGAAAATTTGTAGAATTATTAAAAGCAATTGATAAAAAGGCTTATCCAGAATTAGCTAGGGCAATTCAATTAGGTTATATTGATAGTACATCAATGGGTTGTAGATGTGGATATTCTATTTGTTCTATTTGTCAAAATAAAGCAGTCACTGAAGATGATTTTTGTGATCATATTTCAAAACACAAAGGTAGTATATTTAATGGATTACCAGTATTTGAAGATAATCGAGAGATAGATTTTTTCGAAGACTCATTTGTAGGAACTCCAGCTGATAGAAGTGCTAAAGTATTAGAAAAAGTAGCTAATAAAAGATTACAAAGTGAAAAAATATTTATAGAAAATAAAAAAAATATTGATAATGAAAAAGTTATTAATGAAATAAATTGTAGAACTTTTAAAGGTAAAGTAGAAAATATTAAAAATAATCTTAAAGATTTGCCTTGGAATTAAAAATAATTATTAAGGAGAGATTTATTCTCTCTTTTTTTACATATTCATATAAGTTAATATCTATAACACTTTCATATATTTAATATACAGGAGGTGTTTAAAATGAAGTTAAAAAATACAATTAAAAATTTTAATTTATGGGTAGCTAGTAAATCAGCACAAATATTAACATCAATGACCTTTTTTTGGATTTTAAACTTAATAATTTTATTGCCATTATTCTTAAGTCATCCGACTAGCTTAATAGCTTGGATATCATTTTTTATATCTACTTGGTTTCAAGGAGTCAGTTTAATAATATTAAGTTTTGTTAGTAAAATTGAAGGAGATAAGACGCGTAAACTTTTAACTGAGGAGCTTAAAATATTAAAGGAAATATTAAAAGAATTGAATATTAAGAAATAATTGGATAAAAATTATATTAAATAGGTTCTAATTTATATATTTAAATAAGGACCTATTTTTATTTTAATTAAGTTAGAGGTGGGATAGTGGATAAGAATTTTAAGAGATTAATTAAGGCAAATTATAAAACATTAGTTATAGTTGATATACAGAAAAACTTTTCTAATTTTTTTAATGAGGAATATTTAAATAAAGTGGAAAATATTATTGCTGAGGGATGGAATAATATAAATGTTGTAGTTGATAATATTGATGGTAGTGCAGAAATTCCAAGATTTATATATGAAAGCCTCTAACGAAATAATTACTAAACAATATGGTGGATGGGAACAATGTATGATAGATGAATATATAGAGAACGGTGAAATAGAAATGATAAATGAAGAAGAAGTATATAAATTTTCTGATAATTATATTGTTCGCGGTAATATACATGAATATTTTGAAATTCCTAAAGATATGGAAGCTATATTTAAGGAATTACAGGAAGCCACTATAATTGGTGATGGAGATCAAGAGTGTTTAGATGATATTGAAAGTGCCTTAATTTATTTTGGAGTAAAAGTTAAAAGAAATAGTAGCGGAATATATGGAGCAGGGAATAAAAATAAAGATAATTATTGGGTTGAAGAATATGACTGGGTAGAGGTATAAAATTAAGTAAAGTTATAAAATTTTAAAAATTAAAATATTTATTAGGTTATGTTTTATATATTAAAATATAGCCTATAACTTTTTATATGAGGTGTAAAAAATGAAAAGACTAGTTAAAAAATCTATTATGAATATAAACACATTTGAAAATACTTTAAGTCAATTAAGTTCTAAGGGAAGAGAAGTGTTAAAATCTATTGAAGATTATAAATTTACAGTAGAACAAACTACTCGCTTATTAGCAAATGATCAACATTTAGCACAAAAAATTATTCAAAAGAAAAAAATATTAGACCAAGCAGCTGGGTTAATATATTCAGTAGTTTTCGATATAGAAAATATTGATATAACTCAAGAATATAATGATCAAGCTCAGGAAGTTGAAAATGGTCCAGAAAATTTACCTCAAAATAGTGAAGAATCTATTCCTGAAAATCAAACAGAAAAAACTCCAGATGAAAATATTGAAGAAAAACCTACTGAAGAAAAACCTGAAGAGGAAGAATCCGAAGAAAAACCAGTTGATAAAAGAGAAAAAAATCCAGAAAAAAATGTAAAAGATAAATCTAAAGGAAATGAGGGTGAAGAGGTTGAAGATTAAATTTATTAAGAGTGAACCTAAAATTAATAATTTTAAATTAAATTTAAAGAGTAAAAAATATATAGATGATATTCAAACCGTAATTGCTCCAACTACTCCACAAATAACAAAAACTGAAGAAGTGAAAAATAATTCTGAAAATACTATAGAAACTTTTTCAGGATTTAATATTGATAATACTATTAAAGACATTAAAATGAAAAATGCGATGAAATTAATTAATATGTCTCTTAATAAAAACATAATAGAGCCAGAAGATAAGGATCTTGAACTTCAAAAAATATTAGCTTTAGATGATGAATCATTTAAAATTTATCAAAATGAAATATTAGAATATGATAGTAGCCATGAAGTGACTTCTAATGTTGAAGAAGATAATACTTTAACTGAAGCTGAAAAAGCTTTAAAAAGAATTAAAGGTAATAGCAAAGACAGCTCAATGAGTAATGTTGATTATAACGATTCACGCGATTTAGCTTCAATTGGAGATAAAAAAATTACCATAGAAAACGTATATAGTGAAAAAGCTCCAAATTTTGAAAATGATTTTAGTGAAATATTATCTCAAAAATTATCACAAGAAGAAAATAATAAACCAAAAAACCAATTTGAAAATAAAACAAATACTTTTGATAATATTCAAGGATTAAAAAAGCCAATTCAAATACCATCTAAACAAACAACAAATACTTACAAGGATTTATTCAGTGAACTCGATTGGACTACTGGTAAAAAATAATATTTAAAAATAATATTTAAAAACAATATTTAAAAAACTATTTAATAATGGCATGTTATTTTTTTATAAAAATAATATATATTATTAATAGAATAGGATTTAAGACAATAACACAAAATAAAAAGGTTATATTTTATCAATTTATTAATATATAATAAATAGAGAAATTTATAAACACATTTAATTACAAAAATATTAAAAAAAAATTTTTAAAATAATCTCGGAGGTGTATTTAAATGGCTGGTGGATACAAAATGTTTGGTCCAACTTATAACTCTACTCCATTCTTAAGACTCGGATATGAAGGAACCCTTAATGGTCTTCACGACGTTGATGTTGTTGCTGCACAAGCAGTTAATGGCGAATTATGTGGTAAAATAGCAGCTATGGGAGCTAATGGTGTTACATTAGCAGGTTTAGCAGGTGCAGGAGCAATTGGATTATTTAGAGAAGATTTAAATGATATGATTAATGCTTCAGGCAAAGCTACTTTCTATTTCAGAGGTGGAGAATACTTCGTTTCTGATTCAAGATTAGGCGATGTAATTGGGAACTTCTTACCCGGTATGGATTTATCAACAGACGTAGCTGGAAAATTAGTACCAGCAGTTCCTGGTGATAAAGTTGTTGCAACTGTAACATTTACTGGTGTATGGACTAATGGTAATATGTATCAATGGGCTGGAGCAGCTGCTAATGGCGGATTGTTCTTAGGCTTCATTCTACACATATAATTTAAGGAGGTGCGAATAATATGAGTATGTCAAATGAGCAAAAAGAGTATTTAATTTCAAAAGCATTAGAAACTGAAGAAGGCAGAATGGCGTTAGCGCAAGCTATGGCTAATCCTATTAGAACTTCCTTGGATTATCAAGGCGTAGGACGTAAACTTTTAGTAGTAGATCCATTGCCACAAGGTGCTCTTCCTGTATATGATAAAGACGTAGACGCGAAAGCATATGTTATTTCTAAAAGAGGACAAGCTCCAGATCAGATTATTGAAGGGGACAGAGTTCAGGTTCCTACATTTGAAGTAGTATCTTACCCACAGGTTAGATTCTCTCAAGTTAAAGAAAGAAGATTCAATGTTATTGATAGAGCACAACAGAGAGCAAAATCAGACATTATGGCAGTTGAAGATGAAGAAATTTTCAAATTAATTGATGCAGCTTCAGTAGCAGTTAATAATGTTACATTTTCAATGGGTGGAGAATTATCAAGAGTAGCTCTAACTCAAGCTTTCCAAGAAGTAGAAAAACATGATTTAGTTGTTACTAAAATTGTTATGAATGCTCAAGCATTTGCTAGCATTAGATCATGGGGGCAAAATGAATTCGATCCAGTCACTCAACATGAAGTATTGCAAACTGGTCTTTTTGGACACATTTGGACAGCTGATATTCTTATTAGCAAAAAAGTGCC